ACTAAGAAAAAGGTAACTAGATGGCACTTAAATTGAGACGTGGGACAACCGCACAACAATCAGGTTCGTTAGCATTCGGAGAACCATTCGTAAACACAACATTAGGGACATTATTGGTCGGAGGTGATACTGGTGATATTACATTGGCAGTAGCAGGAACGGGTAGTACCGGAACTTTCGGACCAATATCAGGTTCTGGATTAGATATTACAGGTAATGCAAATATTGCAGGTAACTTAACATTAGGAGGTACTATCACAATTGGTGATGCTGCTACTGATAATGTAGTTGTTAATGCAGATTTAAGTTCATCCATTATACCAAATAATGATAATGCATTTGATTTAGGTTCTTCTGCGGCAAGATACAGAGCAATCTATGGTACAAACATTTACGGTGCTATAAACGCAACAAACGGTGTAGTTTCGGGTTCATCGCAAGTAACTTTACAATCAACTACCGGATTTAGTGCATATGATACTACATTAGCAACCATTACGGGTTCATTGATTTCTTCGGCATCTGCTGACAGAGTTTCAATAACTAATATAAATTCAGCAACTGCATCTTTAATTGTAGAAACTACAAATTTAGAAACATTTAGTGCATCCGCATTAACTAGATTATCTGCATTAGAAGTTGAAACATCTAATTTGGAAACATTTAGTGGTTCACAACTAACACAAAATAGTAATTTAGCAACTATTACTGGTTCATTGATTTCTTCCGCATCAACTGCTAAAACTACCAATGACTCGCAAGGTGTTTCTATAACCAATTTAAATACATATACTTCTTCTTTGCAAGCGGGTATTCAAATGACAGGTTCAACTGTTTCATTTTTAGGAAATATCGTAGTTTACGGTACACAATCAATCATTAATTCAACTAACTTAGCAATTAATGATAATTTGATTTATTTAAATGAAGGTTCATCTATAACAAACCCTGATTTGGGTATAGTTGGTAATTATAATGATGGTGTTTATGCACACTCTGGTATTTTTAGAGATGCAAGTGATGGTGGTGCTTGGAAAGTATTTGAAGGATATACATCAGAACCATCGGGCACAATTGATACTTCTGGTAATGGATTTGCATTAGCAGATTTTAAAGCAGATGTAATTACTGCAACTTCATTTAATGGTACAATTAATTCTACAAATGGTGTTGTATCCGGTTCTTCACAAGTAAACGCAGATACCATTACCAATTTTGACTCTAATGTTTTAGCATATAATAATTCATTAGGTGTAATTAGTGGTTCATCACAAGTAAGTTTAGGTTCAGCAAGTGGAAACATCGCATTATCAACTCAAACGACCGGTGATTATGTAGCTAGTTTAGTTGCAGGAACTAATATTACTCTTTCCAACAATAGTGGTGAAGGAGCAACCCCAACAATTGGATTGACGAACAACGCAATTACAATTGCAGGACAATCCACATCATTGGGAGGAACTGTAACTGCTGATACTATTAGAATTGCAATTGGAACTGTTGTAACCGGTTCGGCACAAATTCAATTAGGTTCAGCAAGTGGAAACATTGCATTATCAACCCAAACAACAGGAGATTATGTTGCAAGTTTAGTAGCAGGAACAGGTGTGACTTTATCAAACAATAGTGGTGAAGGTGCAACTCCAACGGTAGCAATCGGACAATCGGTAGCAACAAACGCAACTCCAACATTTGGTAACTTAACAATCAACGGAACTATTACTGCAACTGGTGATATTACGGCATACTATACTTCTGATAAGAGACATAAGAATAATATTCAAACTATCTCAAATGCAGTATTAAAAGTTAAACAATTAAATGGTGTAACTTGGGAATGGAATGATGATGTAAACGAAGTAACTAAATCAACTCCAAAAACAGGTTTAATAGCACAAGAAGTTCAGCAAGTTTTACCACAAGTAGTAACTGAAAGAAATGATGGTTTCTTAGCATTAGATTATTCTAAAATGGTAGGTTTATTGGTAGAAGCAATTAAAGAACAACAAATTCAACTAGACCAGTTAAAGGCACAAATAGGTTCTAAATAAATGTATGACGTTTACTACACCACCGCAGGAGGACCTTGGTTCAATAGTGGTGCGGATATATGGGTAACAGAATGGATAAAGGAAGTGGCTCCTCATTTAGAGGTAAAGCCACTTCTTCTATTCCACAGACACAAACCTCAAAATTACGAAGAGTTTCCAATTGATATTGACCACATTTGGGAAACATCGGAAGATGAAATATTAAAAATATTTGAAGGTGCAAGACGGATACATATTCTTCATGGTCATTATACCCCAACAAGAGCTATTCATCAAAATTTGGAAAAGATTGATTCAATTGTTTTCCATAATTTAACAAAAGTGTCTTTAATGGCACAAATGCAAAAAGAAGAATACTTACATTGGTATGGTAATTGGGAATATGAATCAGAAATGATTGATAAAATTAAACATAAAGTATGGGTAGGGTTATATCATTTCCCATATAAAACGGATAATTTACACCAAATACCAAACAAATACGAATTTAAAGTAAATAAAGAAGTTTCTGAATCTTTAAAAGTAGGATTTGCTGCAAGAGCAGAAGGTAGAAAGAATGTGGAGTTCATAGATGGACTTGAATCATATGTATCTACTAATACAGAAACATTTAATAAGTATTATAGAAAAAAATACGGATATAAATTTGAAAAAAGTAAAATTTATAAGTTTGATTACAAATATAAAGAAAGGTTCTATGGACTTGATTGGGGTATATCTCACTCTTGTTTTGAAAATGAACCATTCGGATATGGAATATTTGAAGCAGTTGATTGGGGTAAAATACCAATATTACACGAAAACTGGTGTATTCCACTTGACTACAAATATAAGGCAAAAGATGCAGAAAGTTTTAAGGAAACCTACGAACAAATCTGTAACGATACTTACGAAGAAAGGAAAGAAGAACATCAAAAATTGAAAGATTGGATGCAATCACACTTTGGAAATACTGAAATATGGAAAGAAAAACTTTTACATATTTATAACGGAGAATAATACATAAAAAATGGCAAGAACTAATTTATCATTAGGAAATTTATACAGAGCAGTAAGTGGTTCAGCAAGAACTTCGCAGGCAGTTTCATTGGGTGGTTTGAGTGGAGCAACTAATAACTCCTCCTTGCTTGGATTTGCAACTGATGCGGTTACCGTAACAGTTCCAACATATACATATATTGTAGAATCAACAACAGAAAATGCACAATTTTCATTTACATCTACTGGTTCTTTATTTTATTCAAAAGTTCAGCAAGTTACGAACAACTACACTTGCTCATTTAGTAATGCAAACTTTTCACCAGGTACAAGAACATATTCAACAGGTCCTACCGTAGTTCCTTTAACACCGGCATCTATTGCAGCATCCACATATTCGGAAGCATCTTCTGTTTTAACAATGCAATATGCAGATGGGTATAATTTGGCAGCAACAAATTACGGAGTACCAACTACAAAAACTTTATATGCGGTTGATGTCTATAATACGATTAACCAACCTGATTTTTGTTTATTATTTGGAACAAAAGTAACAACTGCATCTGGAACAGAATTGAATGTTGAAGATTTGGTTGTTGGGGATAGAATAAAAGCATGGGTGCCAGCAGGATTGCCCGATGAATCACAAGATGCAGAATCAGAAAATTTAGATTGGAGATTCTATATGTTGGAAGAATCTGATGGTCAATCACAAGATGTAGTTGTTAGTGATATTACATTTAACTTTGCAAGTGGATATTATGAATTAAATGGTGGTTTAATTAAAGCAACTGGAACACACCCTCTTTGGGTATATGATGTTGAAATAAACAAATATCACTTTAAAACTATACAGGATATTGTTATAGGTGATAAAGTTGTTACATATACAGATGCAGATGGTTTAGTTGAAGTTGAAGTAACTGATATTGGAATTATAAATCAAGATATTGAAATTGTAACAATCAACGTAGAGAATGCCGACGTTTATTTGGCAAATGGTGTAATTTCTCATAATAAAGGAACAACTACACAACCATACATTCCATCATCTGGATTGAGAATGTATTTAGACCCATCAAAAGCATCTTCTTTCCCAGGTGGTACATTACCGGCAACTGGAACACCAACAACTGATTGGTTGGATTTGAGTGGATATGGAACAGGTGTTAGACCGGCAGGTGTATCAAATGCAGCAGGATTTAGTGGAGGCAATCCATCATATAATGCAGGAGCAAGTAGAAAAGAAAAATATTTTGTTGGTAGTAGTAATTCATTTTGGTACAAAGATGACACAACTAACATAAATGGTGGATATACTAATTTCAATGCATCAGAAATGACAGTAATTGCATGGGTTAGATTACCATCGCATTTATCAACTGGCTATTATCAAATAATGGGTAAAAAAGCAGTACCACCTTCAACTAGATTGTGGGGATTATTTTTACGTTCTACTGATGGTGCCGGTACTTATGCTATTCATGAATCAATATTGCAGTATAATAGTACATTTACTGCATTATCTACCAATACTTGGTATATGATTTCTTATACTGCAAAGTTAAATGGAACTAATGTTGGATATATTGATAAAACTGCAAGTGGAACTATATCAAATGGTTCGTTGGATTATCAAACATTTGCAGCAATCCAAATAGGAGGTGAACAGAATGCATACACTCTAACTAGTCATTTAGGACCTGTATTATTCTATAACAGACAATTGACTTCAACTGAAATTGGACAAGTATATGATTATTTCTCACCATCATATAAATAACATTTGATGTTTTGAAAATAATTTTTATATTTATAATGAGATAATAAAATTTTTAAATTTAGCATTAAAATGGCAGACAAAATAGTATCACCAGGTGTTTTTACAAAAGAAAACGACCTATCATTTTTACAACAAGGTGTAGCTGATATTGGTGCAGCATTCATCGGACCTTTCAAAGAAGGACCAATCGTTCCAACAATCGTAAATTCTCAAACAGAATTCGAAACTCTTTTTGGAACAGTTGATGATACATACTACACACCATTAGCAGTACAATCATATTTAAGAGAGGCAGGAACTGCAACAATCGCAAGAATTGCAGGTATTGGTGGATACATCGAAACTGCTCCTTTATTATTAACTGCAACTTCGGGAGCAGTATCACAATCATTAGGTATCTTATTCAATACATCAACAAACTCAAATGCGGGTTTATATGGTGCTAACGTAACTGGTTCAGGAAACGGTGATTTTATCCTACACACTAATAGTGGTAGTTTAGATTTAACTGCATCTTTGGATTCATCTGATACAAATGATATTGAGGCAGTATTTGGAACATCTGCATTAGGAGCAAAAACTGCTTACTCATATGCATTCTTTAAGAACTCTTCAATTACATTTACTTCTCATGCATCTGCTTCGGTAACTGTATTAGGAAACCAATCATTTGCATTTGATGCACAAGAGGCAATCACACCATACATTCAATCACAAACAATTTCGGGTGATAGATATAACTTATTTAAAGTTGAAACATTAGGTGTTGGTAACTCTGCAAATACAAAAGTTAAAATTGGTATTTCTAATATCAAAGCAGCAGGAACTGTAAGTGGAACTGATTATGGTACATTTACTTTAACAGTAAGACAATATACAGATACTAACAAAAAGAAAGTTGTATTAGAAACTTATTCAAACATTAACTTAGACCCTAATTCTCCTAACTTTATCAGTAGAGTAATCGGTGATAGAAAATTATCAATTGATGCAGCGGGTAAAATTTCAGAAACAGGTGATTGGGTGAATAACTCAAAATATATTAGAATTGCAAACTTAAACGAATCTGCACCGGTACAAGCAGTTCCTTTTGGACACGGAGCTTATACATTACCAGTTTCTGCATCAGCAGCAGTTGGAGCATTGATTCCAGAAGTAACTTACATCACAGGTTCTACTGCACAATATGGTGGTATTGACTTAGATGGTAATACAGATAACGCAATTTACGCTAAACCAATTCCAACAGGAGCAGGTGTAGGTGAGAATAGTGCATTTGGATTAGATGCATCAAACGGTGGTTCATTAACAGTTGGTTCAACATCTGCACAATTCATCGTAACATTCCAAGAAGGTTTTGATGGTATGAATCCTGCAACTCCAATCTACAAAGGAACTGATATTGTAGAAGGAAACTCACAAGGATTTAACTTATCATCGGCAACTGCAAGTGGTTCGGTAGCATACGGTAAAGCAATTGCAGCATTATCAAACGCAGACGAATTTGACATCAATATGGTTGTAACTCCTGGTGTTATTAGAAGATTACACCCATCCGTAACAACTGATGTTTTGGATATGGTTGAAGAGAGAAGTGATTGTTTCTACATTATGGACACAAATGCTTATTCAGACTCAATCGCACAAGCAGTAACACAGGCAGAAGCAATTGATTCTAACTACGCAGCAACTTACTACCCTTGGGTAAAAACAATTGATGTAAACACAAACAAATTGATTTCTGTTCCACCATCTGTATTGTTACCAGGAGTATTTGCTTCTAACGATAGAGTAGCAGCTGAATGGTTTGCACCGGCAGGTTTAAATAGAGGTGGATTGATTGGAGCAGTATCTGTTCAAAATCGTTTAACTCAATCTGAAAAGGATACATTATACGAAGCAAAAGTAAACCCAATCGTTCAGTTCCCAGGACAAGGTATCGTAGTGTTCGGACAAAAGACATTACAAGATAAACCATCTGCATTGGATAGAATTAACGTAAGAAGATTATTATTGACTGTTAGAAAATACATCGCATCTACTTCGAGATATTTAGTATTCGAACAAAATACTGCTGAAACTAGAAATAGATTCTTAAACATTGTAAACCCTTACTTAGAAGCAATTCAACAAAGACAAGGACTTTACGCATTCAAAGTAGTGATGGATAATTCTAACAACACACCAGATGTAATTGATAGAAACATTATGAAAGGAGCTATCTACTTACAACCAACTAAAACTGCTGAATTCATTCAAATTGACTTCAACATTTTACCAACTGGTGCCGCATTTAACGGATAATTAAAAAATTAGATATTTATAGAAGAATAACATTTAAATACAAAAGAAATGCCAGAAATATTAGGATTTGACAAGATGTTCTATAAGAATTTTGAACCCAAATTAGGGAACAGATTCATCATGGAAATCAATGGTATAGAGTCATACATCATCAAAACTGCAAGTAGACCAACTTTTACATCTGAAATCGTTGAATTAGACCATATCAACATTAAAAGAAAGATAAAGGGAAAATCTAATTGGGATGATTTAAACATAACACTTTATGACCCAATCGTTCCATCGGGAGCACAACAAGTAATGGAGTGGATTAGAACATCACACGAATCATTAACAGGTAGAGATGGATATGCAGCATTCTACAAAAAAGACATCACTTTCTATCTATTAGGACCAGTTGGTGATAAAGTAGAGCAGTGGACATTAAAGGGAGCATTTATTACATCTGCAAACTTTGGTGAATTAGATTGGGCATCAAACGACCCATTATCAATTGAATTAACTTTAACTTACGATTACGCTATACTTGAATACTAATCTCTAATAGTTAAACTCTTAAACATAAAAGGGGGAAGCAGAAATGTTTCCCCTTTGTTTTTTTCAAAAATGTGATATATATTATTAAACAACATTAAGTTATATTATGGAAGAAAAAGTAGAACAACAAGTTACAAGAGGTTTAGGAGCAACTCCACCTCAACAATTTTCGGAGAGAAATTATCCATTTCCAACCGAAGTTATATCATTACCATCAAACGGATTAGTATATCCAGAAACAAACCCATTATCGAAAGGAGAAGTTGTAGTTAAATTAATGACTGCAAAAGAAGAAGATATTCTAACTTCTACAAATCTTATTCGTAAAGGTATTGTATTGGATAAACTTTTAGAAGCAATCATAGTTGATACATCAATCAATATAAATGATTTGGTAATTGGAGATAAAAACGCTATTTTAATTGCATCAAGAGTTTTGGCATTTGGACCAGAATACAATGTAACTGTAAATGACCCACAAGAAGGAGACCCTGTTCAAGTAACAGTTGATATATCTAAATTAAATGTCAAAGAAATTGACCCTGAAAAATTAAACAGAAATAACGAATATGATTTTGTATTGCCTAAAACAGGTGCAAAAATCAAATTTAAAATTCTTACTCATGGAGATGAACTTGCAATTCAAAAAGATATTGAAGCGAGTGAAAAGATTTCAAAGCAAGGAAACGATATTCAGGCAAGATATAGAAGAGTAATTACCGAAGTAAATGGTAGTAGAGATTTTGGAACTATTAGTAATTTTATTACAAATCAGTTGTTAGCAGCAGATTCCAAAGCATTAAGAAAGTATATAGGTGAAATATCTCCTGATATTGATTTAACTTTTGATTACACATCCCCTTTTACTGGTGAGACGGAGGCACTAAAAGTACCCATAGGGGTAGACTTTTTTTACCCTGCCGATTGAGTATAGCTCTTATTTGCATAAAAAAATATTTAGTTTGATATATTCATCACAAGGTGGGTTTTCGTGGAACGACGTGTACTACATGCCCATCAAATTGAGAGAATTTTATTGGAATGAATTGTTAAATGCAAAGCAAACAGAGAGAGATGCTTATGAAAGTGCATTAAATGGTGCTAATTCTTCAACACCATCCAGAGCAAAACGAAGGTAAAAGAATAATAATTTATATTTATAGTAAAATATAACACATCATCATGTCCAAATTATTAATAGAAGTCAATATATTTCAGAAATTGTTAGATACCTTTTTCAAAGCAAAAGGTGATGGAAAAGAAGAAAAATTCAAAGCGGCAGTTAAAAAACAAAGTCCAGAACTTGGTGATGCTTTTGAAGAATACGATGCTCAATTACTAAAAAATGCTGAACGTTTGAGAAAAACATTAAAAAACGCTGGTGTTGATACATCAGAAATGGATTATTGGATAAACCGAGTGAAAAATAATAGCTAATAATGGCAAAACAACGTTCTGTTGAAGATTTAGAAAAGCAATTAAAATCATTGCAGTCCACTATGGAAGCGCAAATTGCGCCAACCAAAGCACAACTCTCTGCGCAAGAACGTATAACAAAAGAGTTAGAGAGACAAAAATCACTTAGAGAAGAAGAATTAAACACTACCAAAGAAATAGATGATACTTTACAAAGTATAGCATCTACACATGGTAAAAACAATAAATTATACAGAAACACACAAGATAGACTTGGGCTTATACAAACAAGTCTTAACGGAATTGTTTCTTGGTCTGATAGATGGAATGGTGCAAATAGAGAAAATAAACAAAACATATTAAATGCTGCAAAAGGTTATAGAAATGTAAATGCACAAGTATTAAAAAATGTAGCATTGATAGCAGATGGAAAAGAGGCACACGAAAATATAAATGATTTAATAGCTGAACAAAAAGCAAAACATGAAGAAGTTTTAAAAAGTATAGTATCCAACACCAAACAAAGTCAGGCATTAAGAAAAGAAATTCAAGGTGAAATAGATGCAATGGATAAACTTGCCAAAGGTGCTAAAAAAGCTGAATCTAATATTGCTGCAATAGCAAGAGAGGGTGAAAAGTTCGCAGGAACTATGTTAGGTGGTGGTATTGATAAAACACTTAAAGCATTTGGTTCAAAAAAAGGTTTAGGTGGTATAATTGATAAAATGAAAACATCAGCAGGAACTGCACAAAAAGGTGGAGGAATGGGTGGTATGCTTGGAAATGTAATGGGTGGTGTTTCTAAATTTTTAGGACCAATCGGTTTAGCAGTTGCAGGTATTATGGCAGCTGCTGAGTTCTTCAATAGTGGTGGTGCAGCAAAGATGGCAATGAGGTTGGCAACTTTAACCGGTGAAGACCCTATGAAAGCATCGGAAGGTGCATTCAAGCAATCTCAACAATACAGAGATATAATGGTTGAACAAAACTACGGTTTACCATTAAAATTAAAACAACAAGCAGAAAGTGATTATCAAGGATATGCACAGAGTGTAGAGGAAGATGCTGCAAAATACAAAGAAAGTTTAATTACAGACGAATTCGAACACAGAATGAGTCTTGAATCCGATGCTATTCAGTTTAGACAACAACAAGCGGCAGCTGAATTAGATGCAAACCTTTCAAGACAAAAAACTCTATTCATAACGGGAATGGGTTATGCAAAACAAGCAATAGGCATTTCTGAAAGAGCATTGCAAGCAATAGGTTCATCTACACAGGCAGTTTTAGATACTGTAAAAGATTTTGGTACTTCATTAGGTCTTGCACTAAAAGACCAAATAGCATTATCAGCAGCTGCACAAGGTTTGGGAGCTAGATATGGAACATCTGCAACGGAAGTTTTTAAAATGGCAAATACGTTCCGTTTGATGAATAAAACTTCTGCAAAAGTTGGAACAAATTTAGTTGCCGGAATTGAAGCTCTTGCAAAAGATAATGATATGTCTCCTGCTCAACTCTATAAAGAGATGGCAGATTCACAAGCGGAGATATTAAAATACTCAAATTTAACGGCAGAACAATATGCTCGTCAATCAATTGAATTGAGCAAAATGAATATATCTATGAGTTCGATGATGAAAGCATCGGATAGTATGGTATTAAACTATAAAGATAGTATAAAAGCCGAAATGAGTTTATCTGCTATGTTAGGTAAAAATGTAAACCTATCAGAAGTTAGAGCTAAATTGATGTCAGGTGACCAAGCAGGTGGTGCAGCAGCATTAAAAACTGCATTAGGTGGACAAGATATAAATGCAATGAATGCATTCCAAAAGCAAGCATTATCGCAAGCAACTGGTATGGGTATCGAAGAGTTGATGCAATTGACTCAATCAAAAGGTGGCAAAGCTAAGGGAAGTCTTGAAGAAAGAAATGCACTTAAAACTGGTAAGGCAATTGCACAAGGTGCTTTATCACAAGATATTGCAAATGCAGCAGCTAAATTGGCATTGGACCAAAAGAATAGAGCTGAAATGTTAAAGTTTGAGCAAGCAAAAAGACTTGCAATGTTATTTATAGAACAAAAGTTCAGATTAAATGCAATAGAAAGAGAATTTAAATACAGAGAAGAAAGAGAAAGATTGGGTGTAGAGCAAGCAAAACAAACTGCTCAAATGGATATGTTTAAAGAGGTTGCAGGTGAGCAAATAATGTCTATAACAAACGCATACAAAGACTCAATGGGTGCCGGTAAATTTGACCAAGCACAGGTAGACAAATTTAAAGCACAGGTTGGAACTCAAATGGATGTATTGCAAAAAGCAATGATTTCGGGTAGAATATCTGATGCAGAAATGGTTGATATTGCCGTAAAAATGCAACAAGCGGCTATGAAAGGACAAACTCTTGATTTAAATCAATTTGCAGGAGTTCAACAGTATCAAAAAGATGCAGCCGCAAATGTTAAAGCCGAAAGTATTGCAAATACTAAAATGATAGCTGCGTTTGAAAATTTAGAAAGAATAGAAAATGATAAGAAAAAATCTGGATACGAAAAATCGGATGTAAGAAAAGCAGTAGAGGCCGCATATCCAAATGCATATAAACAATTTAAAGAAGCTCAAAGATTCAAAGGTATTGGTTCTAGTGCGTATATAGCTTCATTAAAAAAACAAAAAGGAGGACAAGCGCCTGTGGTAGGTGGAACAACTGCAACTGGTGGTAAAGCACCATCGGGAGTAAAAGTTGCAACAAAAGTTGCAACAAAAACTGAAACTAAACCAGGACCTACACCATTACCACCAAATGCACCTAAATTAACAGATGTCCAAGCACAAACTAAACTTCAAGTTCAAATGGTTAAATTATTAGGAGTTTCTGCTCAATTTTTAGGACAAATTGATGCGAATACACTTAATGGTAAAAAAGCTACAATAGATGGTAAACCACTTGCTAAGGCATTATTAGAACAATCAAATAGAACTTATGGAGTTGCGGGTGCTAGTTTCTAATAAATTTGAATAACTCATATTTATAGTAAACCAATAGACTATAAATGCCTACAATATCAGACTTATTTAAAAGCCAAAGAAAAGATTTATACAAAAACGAAAGTATTCGTATAGAAAGTCGTGGTATAGTAAATCCTCCAAGAGCAGCTGCATTAATAGCATCTTCACCGAATGCGATTGGTGATGTAATAGGTGGGCAATTGGCAGGTATTATAGGTGGTGTAGCAAATAGACCATCGGATACAATATATAAAGGTAAAAGTTTTACAGATAAACCAGTATCAATAACAGGTGTAACCGAAGGTTTATTAAGAAGTTCGGTAGAAGAGGGAACTAATTATTATGTAAAAAGACAACTGTCTAATATTCCAGGTCTTCCACCAATTCCTCCTATATTTGGTCTAAGTTCACCAGGTGGTTCAACACCCGCAGCAACTGTTGCTAATCAAGCAATTAAAGCAATTAACAAATTAGGTGGTGGAAAAGAACTTAAATCGAAAGCACAACAAGAAAAAGAAAAAACAAAATTTACAGGTTACGGCCTCTTTGATGGCCAAAAAGTAAATGAAGCAGTAACAAATTCTAAATACAAAGAATTATATAGTGACTTAGTAAACCCAAGAACTGGTAGGTTTGAAACTGTTGCTACCCAATTAACCCAAAGAGATGGTTTTGATGATTGGGATTATGCAAATTCCGTTATTCAAAACGAAACAAGTTTTGCTAGTTTTGCAGATTATGAAACGGCAATGAAAAAATTTGAAAATGCAAATCAAGTAGTTGTTGTGTTTCAAAAATATGGTAATAAAACTGTAATTCCATTTGTAGGAGCAGCAACGGGTATTTCAGAAGATATTACACCGGAATGGAATGGTTTTAAATACATTGGTTCTCCATTCAAAGTATATAGATATAGTGGTGTAGAAAGAAGTTTGAAATTTAATTTAAAACTTTATTATTTTACAAAAAGAGAAAAACGGGCAATGATTCAAAAAATAAATTATCTTAAATCATTAACATTTCCATACGAATCAATATCGGAAATGGCATATGGTGGTAGTGAAGGTAAAGCTCAATATGCTTTTTCTCCTAATTTATTCTATGTAACATTGGGTGATATGTACAAAAATGTATTTGGTTATATGGAATCACTTTCATTTAACGTAGAAGATACTACAACTTGGCCTAATTTTGCACCAAACGGAGCGACTGCGGATGGTATAAGTGATGCATCATTATACCCATCTCTAATTGAAGCATCTTTTAGTATTAGAATAATTGAAAACCATGCAACAGAAAATGTGAATGGAACTCAAACATATAGATATAACTTTGATGGTGGTAATATTTCACATATAAAAGAAGAAAGAGAACCTATGCGTGAAAACGCAAATTATACAAAACCAAAACCACCTACTGCACCTGCTAGTGACGCACCTACACCTGCACCGTTCCCACCTTCACCTTTTGCACCTGATGTAAGTAATGAAGCAGCATATTTTGCATCATTTAATAGCTAATTAAAATGGCAAGTAGATATAGATACGCAACTAATTTAACCACAACCGATACTAAAAGAAAGTATTTGGGTAGTGTTATATATCCAAGAATAAAAGCATCTGATGATGATATGTATATTGTATCAGATTCGGGTGATAGATTGGATATACTTGCTTCAAAATACTATAATGACCAAAACCTTTGGTGGATAATTGCAACTGCTAACAACCTAAATGATGCATCCTATTCGATAGAACCTGGAAAGCAATTGAGAATACCTGGTAATCTTCCAAGAATTCTAAATGATTTTGAAAAAATAAATAAATAAAGTTATGGGATTTCCTTTTTTAGCACCTTTAAAAAAATGGACAACTGATAAATTAGAGGCAAGAGAGAAAAACAAAGAAGCTCTAAATACATTAATGCCTTTTGTTGTTTTAAGTTCAGCTGCCGTAGTAACAGACAAAGCTAAAAATTCAGACGAATTAAAAGCAATATACGAAAGTGGTAATTTTAACGCATTTGATTACAAAGGATGTGTTATAGCAAATTCTACCGATATATTTAAAAATTATCAACTTGGTAAAACGGTAGTTGGTTATGATTTGGATGGTAAACCTATTGAAGTTAAAAATGAAACCAACCGAAGAGTTTCAATGCCAATTATTGAATCAGTAGAAATTGATACGGATGGTGGAAATAATACATTAAAAACAGCTAGCATAAAAATTAGGGTATTTACATTAAAACAATTGGAAATGTTCGAATTGTTTTTTTTAAGACCTAGTATGCGTTTAGTTTTGGAATATGGGTGGAATGTTGGTATTAGAGAAAAATTAAATTTGGATATAACTAAAAATATGTTTGCCAGTAAATCTCATACCGAATATATGAATAAGTTTGTTGAAATATTTTCTCGTAAAGATGATGCATATAAAAATGCAAAAGAAAAATATATTAACATATTAAAAGATACGGATGGTAATTATGATTTTATGGCAGGAGTTGTTTCAAACTTTTCATTTCAACCAGCAGCAGATGGAACATATGAAATTTCATTAGATATTTCTTCTGGAAATGAACTCCAATTATGGATGCCTGTAAAACAATCAAAAGATTCAAATAAAGTTAGTAAAAAGGGAGATAAACCAAATGAAAGTCCATACCAAACTTGGGTAAATAAATTGACAGCAGATTTAAACAAACCTTCACTTAAAGATAAATTTTTTAATGATGCTAAAAAGTGGGAAAAAGAATTTTTTAATTGGGGAGCTATAAACACAAATCAAAAAGATACTACATTTTCAAAAGATGCATATATTTCAATGAAATTAATTTTGGAATTGGTAAATAATATGAAAGTTTATAGTGAAGCCAAACGAATGATTTGGACTAACTATTATGGGGATAAATTGGGTGAAGCATCGGAAAATCCAATTATACCTGTTTCATCAAATCCATTAATAATATCACCAACGATTGAATTTATATTACCAGGAAATTTACCATTTATAGGTAAATCATCTGACCCTAAGAAAAAAGATGTTATTATATTAGACCCAAATCCCAAAAGAAGACAATCATCTTTAATATATGGTAGAAAATTTAATTTATCAGATGAAGCAAGTCCTGCAAAATATACCATATATGATTTACAGGGTAATCCATTAGAAGTAAAAGCATCAACTGGTAATTTGTTTAATATGTATTTTAGATATGAATCATTTGTATCTATATATAATCAAGCATATACGGCAGCAGATGTTATAAATTCAATATTTAATACAATAAATTCAAATATGTTTGGATTGTGTAAATTAGAATTACAAAAAGCATCAGACTCACCAGATGGAGGTCCTTTAATTGTAATGGATAGGAAACTTGACGTACCACAGCCACCGGAAGAATCTTTAAAAGTATGGAGATTTAAAGTAGGAGCATTAAATTCAATAGTAAAAGAATTTAGTTTTAATATGGAATTGAGCACTTTAATGCAAGCACAAGCATTGTATGCTTCTCAATTAGCAATAGGAAGTGCTAAAAATATTACACCATCCAATTCTGCTGCACCATCCAACGACGCATATAAACATGCCGATTTATCATATGCCAAAAATGCAGATGACTATTATTCTATAAATGCGGTTGAAATGCAGATTGTAAAAGATAGTGCAGCATGGAATAAAAAAATTGAAGAAACTGCAAATGTAAAGGCAGAACCACCAAAGAAAAACGATAGTGAAGAAGAGGTTGAAAATGCAAATGATGTTCTTAACAAAAATTTTGTAAGATTCAAATTAAATCCAGATAATAAAAATGAAAAACCAAAAAATTACATATATACAGATGCTGGTTTAATACAAAAACATATAATTGCACCTGAGGAAAGCGAAAAAACAAGTGCTTTAACATATTTGGACATTACTTTTGCTATTGATGGAATTGCAGGTATTAGTTGTGGAGAATATTTTCATATAGATGGTGTGCCAGAAATTTACAACCAAAATGGATATTTTCAGGTAACAAATGTTAAACAAGGAATTGATGCAAATGGTTGGAAAACTACAATAGAAGCAGGTTATAGAATAAATCCAAAAGTAAATCAAAAACCAAAACCAAATGTATAAGGATTTAATTAAAGATAAACAAATATATTCTTTAAATATTCCAAGAACAATCGTCCCAAATCCAACGGAAGATGATTATGCAAACGGAATTATTGAAAGATACTTTGCTCAAAAAGTAAATGATGTAAACGGATTTGTTTATGAAATAAATTTGGATACATATAATGAATTAAAACTGAATCCATATTGGGCAATTCAAAATATCAAATGGAGATTATCAGGACCAATTGATACTACATATGATGAAAATGGTAAAATATCAGATAAAGGAGTTAAAAATTCTAACATTGCTTCCATAGCAGAAGGACAAAAAATTATTAAAAATTTAAACTTATATTTGGTCAATAATTTACAATTTTACAAATAAATTTTATATATATCTATATACAAAACATAATAAGTTATGAACAAATATAAATACTTATCCGAAGAGGAAATACAACAAATGACGTTCGATTGGCGTTATAGAGGTTTTACTACAATTGAGTTATTGACAGATGAAGAAGTAGATGAAATTAATGATGAATTGAATCGTCTACGTTTGGAAAGGAATGCAAGAGAACCTGAAAAATGGCAGGAATATGAACCATTTATGTATCCTCACAAAGAATCTCAAAAATTAGAAAAATTATTTGCACATCCAAAGCTGATTGAAGCTTCTGAATTTTTAATGGGAGGTGGTATAATTGGTATGCAAACATGGGCATATTTTAAACCAAAAGGAGAGTTGGGTAGAGATATGCATCAAAACGGATTCTATACTGGATGTGGACATAACGAAATTGTTAATGTTGCAATTGCATTAGATAATCACGACCCTGAAAATGGAGCAGTGTGGAACTACGAAGGTTCACATAGATTGCCTGTTTTACCAATTGAAGATAATGAAGAAAGAAAAGCAACAAATACTGGTAATTGGAGAAGTGAAAGAGGTAAGAGTTGTGTAATGCCAGAAGGACACGATTTTAGAAAAATTGAGGGATGTGCTAGAAAAGGACAAGCGGTTTTATTACATTCACACGTTGTTCATGGTTCAGAACCAAATAGAGACCCTAAAAGAATGAGAAGAAACTTTTTAACTTCTTATTTAAAACAAGGAGCTTATTTCAATCCAGGTAATCAAATGAAAAGAGAACCTATTGATATTTACGAACTTCGTGATAAACATTGGAACTAATTTAAGAACCCTCTTCGGAGGGTTTTTTTTTGAAAAATATTTTAAGTTTTGCTTGACTTTTTGCGCGGAATTAGTTACCTTTACTATGTAATAAAAATGATAGATATGAGAACTACAAATCAAAAAGCAATCGATTATTTAGAATCGAACCCAATCGTAAGCAACTTCATTAACACATTAAACATCCAACGAAAAGATTATTTTGTAAAATCCGATTTGATAAGTCAATGGAAAGAATTGACTGTTGAGGTTGGAAACAGATACATTCGTTTATGGGATGGTGGAACTTGTTGGGGATTCATTAGTAGAGTTGATGGTGATTTAAAAGGAGCACCTATTAAAAAAGGTGATTTATTAAAACCCGCAACTTGGAAAGCTCCTGCCAAACATAGCAGAGGTAACATCATCGATGGTACTGCTCGTTATTCAGTATGGGGACCATCTTACATAAATAATTAAAAAATATTTTACAAAACACTTGACTTTTAATGCAAAATTGTGTATATTGTAAGGTAATAAAAAATGAGATATATGGAAAATTTAATTGGTAAAATGATTCATGTGGTAGTTTCTAAAAATGGTAAAACTGCCACAAAACTCCTTAAACTTTGTAAGGTTAAAGCACGTTCAGTTCTATTCATTGAAATAGATAAAGAAAATCGTAAAAACATTTTTCGTAAGATTAATAATAAAGACATCACAAATTATGAAAATGTTTATGAAGGTCTTTACCTTTATGTAAAAAATGGTGTGTTGCCTGATAAATGGGAATCCGAATGGGATAACATTGGTTCATATTCTCCAATGACACAATCTAAATTTGGAACTAGGTATTTTAGCAATCACTCCAAAGGATGGGCATCAAATGGAGCTCATTTTAGAACATAAAAAAATATTTTACAAAACACTTGACTTTTATTGCGGAATTGTGTATATTGTAAGGTAATTGAGAGTGAGAGTTATGAAACCCATTATTTACCAATTTAACGATTTAGTTTTCATCGGTTTTCGAATCTTGAAAATGTTAGGATATTAAAATT